TTTATTGGAAAAGGTGTATTTGTTATCTTACCATATATATCACTAGTATATGATATCTCTTTACCACATGTAACTTGAGGGGGAGGGGGGGTTATTGGTGCACTAGGAACGGGGGAGGGAGTTCCACTAGGAGGTGGTATGGGAGCACATCTGTCATCATCACAGAAGCCTGTTTCACAATCATCATTAGTAGCACAAACTCTGCCGATATCTTGGATAGGTCTAGAAAGGGGAGTAATTGGTGCACTAGGAACGGGGGAGGGAGTTCCTTTAGGAGGTGGTACGGTTGAGGGAGTTTCACTAGGAGGGGGTACTGGTGAGGGAGTTTCACTAGGAGGGGGTACTGATGAGGGAGTTTCACTAGGAGGGGGTACTGGTGAGGGAGTTTCACTAGGAGGGGGTACATTAATTCCTAAAGTGTCCTGTATGCTATACAAATAAACTCCTAAAAGTAAAAACATACACAAAAAAATTACAATTAAAATGACTGTACTGCTCATTAATATTAATAAATAAATTATTTTCTCTGGTTAATTTGTGAATGCGAGACCGGCCATACCTGATTGTATACGCAAGATGTTATAATTCACGGCAAATAGTTTCAAATTGCATGGAGTGTACATAGAATTTTTTAGTATAATGTTAATCTGGCTATTATCGATGCGTGAGAAATTGCATGTTCCTGAAGGCTGATGAAGTTCAGGTTTCAGAGCAAAAGAATATGAGTAGATTCCGGGATATGGGCTCCCGGAATGATACATAAGTGGCTGATACTGGTTGAAATATTTACCATTCTGTGGGAAAAAACGACTCTGACCGTTTAGATCGATATTGAGAGAAGAAAGGGGCCCAGTGGTAACCGAGGCTGTCTCTCCACCCTGTTCGACCCATGTTTTATAAAGTGTTAAAGTTGGGGCGTATAATTTTACATAATTTCCATCAGCTACGGTTGTAGCAGGAGCTCCTATTACTAGATTTTGCGAAATGGCAACAGACTGACCAAAAATATTAGTAGTTGTTGAATCTGTATAGTTGTATGTATGTCCAGCATATGCAGGCCAGGCTCCATTAGTATAATTATATACACGAACATACGCTTTAGAAGGGGACCCAACGGCTAGACTCGTACCTGCTGGATTTAGAGATACACTCGTTCCGAAAGTATCACTTTGGCCAGAGGATGTTATTAGGACGGTAAGACTCCAAGCGGATGCGTTATATGTAAAAATTTTGACGTACCCGGATGACGTAGATGTACGAGGGGCACCGACCGCTAAAATATTACCCGCTGCGTTGAGAGAGACAGAAGTACCAAACAGATCCGCTGAAGATCCAACCATTATAGTCGTTGTATCAGCTGTCCATGTACCCGTCGCCAAGCGAAAAACTTTAACATATCCCGCACCATTGGGTGTTGGCGCACCGATCGCCAAAATGGTACCTGTAGAATCTAGTGAAACAGATGTTCCAAAATAATCACCACTATTCGCACCAGTAATTGCAGAACCCACCTGCGTAAACCCACCGACATTATTTACATTATAAACCAAAACTTCACCTGTATTTGTAGTCTTAGCTGGAGCACCAGAAGCGACCCGACCACCGTTCGTAATTGCGACACTCGTTCCAAATTTTACTGAAGATCCAGATCCAGTCTGAGTTGTCCATGCGGTCCATGCATTGTTAATATACTTGAAAGCATAAATAGTACCGTTTGTTGTTCCAGGTGAACCAACAACTGCCTGATTTCCATCTGGACTGATTGCCACGGAAGTACCGTATAATGAACCATTTGTTGGTTCCGTAGCAGGGTTCAAAAAGCTTCCACTATCCCACGAACCGTTTGTGTATCTGTATACTTTTGCACTTCCGGCGGTTCCTGTTGCCAAGACACCACTCGATGAATTTGGAGCCCCCACTGCATACGCGGTTCCATCTGAACTGATAGAAACAGATTGTCCAAATTGACCTTTATTAGTGAAAGTGAATGAAGTTCCAGAATTATACAGTCCCTGTGTTGGACTTGGCACACTGATAATAGGAGAACCGTAGTAATGAGGTGCGATGTTTGAAATCTGAGCTGTAGTGCTATACACGTTCTGCGTGTCTACACAGAAGTTCCACATGTTAGTACCAGTGATGGTAGGATTCTGAAAGCACCATATAAGTTCCTTTACTGGGTGCTGATAGGGCAAACGGAATGAAGGGTTGAGAATTCCTGATGTAATCACGTCGCCACCGTTGTGTTGGACTTGCTCGATCAGATATTCATGTCCTTTAGTTGCGAACAGGCGTCGCTCGCTACTTTCAAGGAACGTGTAGTTACACCACAAATTGAAATAGTTTTGAGAAAAATAGGTTAAATAATCGTCGGCAAGTTCAAATATTATGCGAACTTCGTGGTATTGAAGAGCAATCAGTGGAAGACAAAGTCCTGGATCTTTATTAAAGAAAAATAATAATGGAAGATTTACAACATTTGGAGTTGAAGAATCAGCTGATGAATTTCCTAAAGAAGACAATTTACCGTATGTTAGTTTTTTAGACTCGTCCCGAAAAACTTCGGACCACAAGCGAAACCATAGCTGATAATGTTTGTCTATGCGTTGACCACCAATTGTAAGTTCGACAGATTTGAATGCTCTCTCGGCGAGCCATACCGGCGGGGCCGATAGAATAGGTGAAAGTTCTACCCACATATCACCGATAAGGTCCCCGTCTCTTCCAACGACCACCTGAACAAGGTTTCCATTTCCGATAGAACCCTGAAGAGTTAGTTTGATAGCCTCCATAGAAAAGTTAGTGTGACGCTTATAAACAGCTTTAAAGAAAGTTACCCTAGGATCTCCTGTAAGATAAACATCTTGTGCGCCATAAGCAACGAGCTGCATAAGTCCTCCTGCCATTTATAAGTTACACATATAATATTTTTACACTGATGGTCGCAAAAATTAATAAATAAAAATAAAATTATCCAAAAGCGTGGGGACGGCGCATTTATAACAAAATTGGATCTTCTTAAGAGTTGTGTTGTAATGGTCCCGAAGACCCTTAAGAGTCTCTACCATAGTTTTAACGTCCAGATTTTCAATAAATGACTGAATAATATCGATTATAACAGTCAGATACATTTCAACGACTTGTCTGATATCGTTTTTTCGATTATTAGCCTTTTCGCGCTGTTGAATCTTCTTTTTGAAAACACTTTCGTCGATGTCGCCTATCATAAACTTGATACGAAGATCTCTGTTTTCGTTTCGAGGATCCACCGTGTATCTAGGAAGTATAACATACTGAGCGTGCGCATGACTCCTGTAAGCATTTGAAATTATGGAATAATTGTCGGTACCAAAAAGATTTGCTATACGTCTCTGAAAAATATGCCAGTCGGGAATTCCCCCACACGGAATATCGCCTGGTTGACGGGGGAGAGTTCCGTGAGTCCTCTGATACTCGTAGTAATGAGGGTTGTGGATGACATGAGTCTCGATACGCCCAGTCTTCCAACTAAACGCGGTGTGACATTGAGTACACCACATTTGATCACAATTTCGAACTACAGTGAGATCACCGAGAACAAACCTATTATTACAATCGACCGTCCACCCATAATAATCTCCGCGACCTATCGACGAAACCTCGATAGAAGTTCGAAGACCGTCCTTGTTAGGTTCAGAATTTACACAAATTTTTCTCGGTAAAATAGTTGGTATTTCTTCAAGATGTTCACCAGATATATTTATTTTGTGAATATCCTTGTAATCTTTAGGATCACTTCCGAAGATTGATACGACCTCTTTCTTTGGCCAATCAACACCAGAACTTTTAAAACCCATCATAAACTTTTTTACAGAATCTCCAAGTTTCATATAGTCTTCCACTAGCATTTCAATTTCTTCAGGAAACTGAAGCTCATTACGAAATTTTACAGCTTCCTCCATGTTTTCAAATTTTTTGGATTTAATAGACTTGTCAAACCATTTAACGACAAAAGATCCCCCAGTGTTGTAAATTGATCTATTTCCGCTAAACTTCAAGACGAGCTTGTGTTTACTGTTTACAATATACTCAACACCCTTGTTCTGACGAACCTTGAACATCTCATCCTGGCCTTTACAAGTCTCCAAAACCTTACGAGCAGTTCCGTCATCTCCTATAAGGATATCTCCTACGGAAATGTCTTGGGCCAACTTTGTCGTTCCGTCAAACATTGGAATCTTAGTATCCTTGGCAAAACACCCGTTAATCTTGAAAATCATAGAAGCACAACTGGGGCAGTTTCTCGAATCACGAGCCAAGAGCTCAGCGGTTGCTACACTGTCGGGATTGCAAGTGTGAGGAATTTCCCTGTCAGGGCCCTTGATTTCGTGACACGTAGGACACGTCCAGTTGTCACAAAGGCCGCACTTCCAGACTGTACTCAGGAACCCCTTACACCCGTCACCCGGGCAAGCGCGGACAAAGGCTCTCTTTTCAAGTTGAAGGGTCGGGCCGTTCAAACGATTTAGTATGTAATTTTGAGTCGTGTTAATAGTGGCTATGTCAATATTTATTAAATTTATCACTTTGTTTTGCTCCTGAGCAAGCTTGAGTCTTAGTATCATAGCTTGAAATTCGGTCGGAATGTTGTGCTCTAGGGCCAGAGCAGAAAGTTGAGTATTTGCGATAGAGTGATGCATCGTAATCTCTTTGCTCAACTGAATCTCTAGATTTTTCTTCTTTTTTTCCAGCTCACGATGCTCCTTTTCAAGCTCAACATAAACCTGAGTAGCGGGCATCATGCTCTTCTCCCGGTCAAAGAGAAGATTTTCCCTTCGCTCCTTGTAAGTCTTGGAAACGAATTTATAAGTAAAATTGTTTGTCAAAACTTCTCGGGACCACCCTTTGCGACACGACATACAGTGAGCATCTTGGGTAGTGTCGAGAAGATAGCGCTCATTACAACCAGAACACGACTTGTAATCACAGAAACCGCAATTTACAAGAGAACGACTCGATTTATTGAAAACCTCGTCGCACACCTGGCAACGATGAGTCATTCTTTTTACTTTCTAAACGGTTGAGACTTTTATCTGGACGCTCGTGCGGAGGAGTGTATTTCACTTTGATTCCGTGTTTGGATATTGTCAATTTATCTTCTTCGTCTTGAATATCGGCCCAACTCTTCTTTTCAGACATTCTTGTACTATTTACTTATCTTCTTTTTAACAGGCTTTATAAGTTTCTCTTTTACTTTGAGCTTGGGTGTGGTCTTGGACTTGGCATACTTGCTGAAAATTTCATCGATCGCTTTCTGCCTGATTTCTGACGTATCATCCATCTTCTGATCCCACTTTATATGTTTTTGTACAAGTTCATCTGGAACATCAGCTTTTCTCATAGCTGATACCCGATCCTCCAAAGGAGGCATACCAGATTTTTTAAACCAAAATTCACCGAGCAACTCGCGATTATATGTCACTGGCTCTTTTACCTTGAGCAATTTATTTGATTGTGGGTGTTCAGAATACCAATTCTCACACTTTTTGATGTACGCGACCCGCTGATCTTCAGGTATCTTTTTTTCAGCGTACCACTCGTAATCATTTGGTGGTTGCCAAGGTACAGGAGTGTATTGAATTGACCCTAGATTCATCTTGTCTAAGATTTCACCAACTCGCCCAGGGGTTCCACTAGGCACAACATAAAGTCGATCATCCCGAGCCCACTGTGAAACTAGAGATCCCCCGACAAATCGACTGGTAAATACTTGTGGCTGAGACCTACGCCTAATAGTTGGGCGAATCATTTTGCTCTATTGAAAACATTTCTTAAATTTCTAAGCGGTGTCATCACACGATTTTTTTGTTCATAAGTATAAGAATGAACATAATCCAAATTATACACATACTCGTGAGAATATTTCTAGTAGCAACTCCATTTTTTGGAGATCAATATTTGCTGTCACTTCACGCAATAACAATTCCATTTGTGATGATGCACTGGGCCTCGAATCAGACGGTTTGTGCATTAACAGAACTGGAAAAGTTTGTTTCCGGAAATAAAGAAGAGGATACATTTTTTGGACAAATATTTGTACCTATTTACAAAAACGAGTCTTTCGTTGGGACAATTCTAAAACCTATCTATACGGTCAAGGACAAAGACGAAGAAAAGAGACTGGTCTGGGTCGGGTTAGCTTTACTTTGGTTCATTACATTATACAGATTGTCACTCTCAGATTTTAGCTATCTTCGCGAAGAACTGAGTAGTTTGCTTACTCGTCTTCGTATTCAGACACGCACTCAGTGACCGTGTCGATCTCGTCGTCACTCTCATCGTCTGACTCGGCCTCTGCCAGAATCGAGGCCAGTCGGTCAGCAGATGACGTAGGCAGGGGGACAGCCTTTGAAGGACCCTTCTGCTCTGGCATCACGATCTCGAAATCCTCCTCGTCATTTGTGAGGGGATTTCCGTGCGAAGCGCAGAGATCGCAGTCGGCCGAAACCTCGATCAAATTGTGAGTGTGGAGAGGCTGCTCTTGCTTCTTCACCGGCTCCTTCTTCGCCTTAGGAACTGGGGGAGCTCCCTCCTTCTTCTCGTCGTGCTGGCGCTGGTGGCGCTTGCAGAAACAGCCACCCTTGAGGGCCGGAAACTTGCAGGGTTCCTTCTTGGAGGTCAAAGACTCGCAAATCTTCTTCTCCTTAGAAACAGGCTCCTTCTTAGCCGGGACCTGGACCTTTTCGCCATCGGCGTTGATCACCTCCACAAGCTTGGGCTCGCGCTTCTTGTACTTGCGAGGAACCTTGATTGCCTCCTCGGCCGTCTCCAGGTACTTCTTCTGGAGCTCCTCAAAAGGAATCTTGTAGTCCTCTGCCACACGCACGAGGAACACGCGGTCGCGCTCAGCCACCAGGCAGTTGATAGCAGCAGTGAAGTTGGCCATTTGTCTTGTCTTGTATACGATTTGCGTCTCTAACTCTGTTTGACTTGGAGACTCTTTATCCGTGACAAGACACGAATTTTAAGAGAAGACCCCCTCACGAACCCAGGCGTTACAAACGTATTTCGTGCCTGTCGAAATCGGAAGACCTGCATGTAACGCTCTGGGATGACACTTGTCACCGTCTCCTAGAGGCTGAAAAAATATAGCAGAACCAGGTGGAGCTTTTAATTTAAGATTGTCATAATCAGGAAAATGAGTTTCTCCATCTGTAAAATCGTCATTTAGATAAACTAAAAGAGTTCCCACGCGTTGCCCTCCTTGATTTTCAAATTTAGAACAAAATTCATCATCGTCACAGCAAGCGTCGTGGTGAGCCTTGTAAAAGGTGCCCGGTTTGTACCTGACAACCTGGAGGTCTTCGGTATTTTCGAAAGGTTTACCAGTAAGGGAACACGCATGAGCTAAAATTTTCCGAGCGACCGGATCGTTTTTGGAAATCCACGCAGTCTCACTCGTTCGAGTGTCGCTCGGCCCGTCTACCCCTATCACAGAACTGCGACTGAACGAAGTGTTTGCCTTGTTTATTACGTAGTCGCATTCGTCCTTAGTCAAAATTCCGTGGACCAGACGAGGACCTTCCCATGTAGAGTCTTGGGATTCGTAACCCCTTCCTTTTATGGACAATATTCTCCAAATAATTAGTACTAAAAATAAAATTATGTATACTATTATCATCTACTAATCACTCAAGAGATTTTCTGACCTTGGCTATGTTCCTTAGAATTGCCCGAGCCTTTGTGAGGGCCACACTCTTACTCTTTGCTCGTATGGCTTTCAGAAATTCAGTCGTCTTCACGGTCTTTGGAGAAGTTTTTACCTTCTGGAGTTCTGAAACTCGGGCCGTATTTTTGAGACCTTTTTCTGGTTTATTTTTACCTAGAGGGTTTCTGGGCAAAATTTTCTTGTAAATAAACGATCCCGCAAGGACCACGAGAACATCTCTGTACATGTACTTTAGCTTCTTTATGGGAAGACCAAATTTTCTAGAAACTTCTGAGTTTATAATCGTGTGTTTCATTCCAGGGAGATAGGCCAACGTGCAGTCGACAAAGTCTTCTCCGAACTGGACCACATGGTATGTCCTCTTCCCTGAGGCCGGAATGAAACTCTTGCGGGTGTAACTCTTAATCTTGAGTTTGTCCGGGCGAATGAATTTACTAATAAAATTATACATTTTGCTGTACATCAAAAACGAGTATCTGTCAACTTCTTTTTGTGTTAAGGGGTGTCTTACGTAAAAGGTAAAGTCGAAATCTTTTGTGTCGGCCACCTTCTTGGGGATAGGATTTATTCCGCGGGCCATGAGGTACAACTTCACGGCCATCCCCCCTCCAAGGGCCACTATGAAATTCTTGTCCCGGTACATAAGGTCCTTGTGAGTTTTACAGTAGTCTAGAAACTTTTCCATTTAAAGTTAACCAACTTAATTTTTAAAATGAGGGTAGTGGTAACCTTGACCACTATTCCCACGCGTGAGGAATCTGTTTTGAAAACTATACAGTCGATACAGTCTGGGACATTCAAACCTGATGAAATTTACGTGAATCTTCCAGAATGGTACCCAAGGTTCAACTGTGGACCGGATCCTAATTTTGTATTAAAATTGAAAAATACAGGGGTCCGAGTAAATTCATGTAAGGATTACGGTTCATTGACAAAACTAGTGCCCATACTTGAAATCGAGAAAGATCCTGATACTCTCATAGTAATAATAGACGATGACAATTCGTATGGATCACGAGTAATAGAAGGTCTTGTAAAGGCTCATGAAGAATTTAAGTGTCCTGTTGGTTATTCAGGTATAGCTTATCCAGAAACAGCTATTAAACACACAGGGATAAATACTTTTCTTTTATTCCAGGGTCATGGAAAAAATACAGAGATTTTAGAATGTTCATTTGGAGTCCTCTTTTCTAGACGATGTTTCGACGGGTTTTCATCATTTGAACCTATGAAATCAGACTCTGAGAAATGCTTGTACACTACAGATGATTTAATATTCAGTAAATTTTTAGATTCAAAAGGTATTCCCAAGAAAATTGCGTGTTATCCGTGGGTCGGAAGATTTTGTGATGATTGGTCTACAATTTTAGTTCAAAATTCAGAGTCCCAGACTCACGCCCTTTCAAGAGATGGAAATCTTGAGAATTATTTAAAGGCTTCAGTTATATTAAAAATATGAATTTTGAATTAAACCAAAATATAGTAGGAAAGTGGAAAATAAAATCTGTAAATAACGATGAATATATAGGACCTTGGCTTAAGAATGGTATAGAATGGGAAAATTGGATGCGGCAAGACATTCAGTTTGCTTATAGGAAAGGAACAGATATACTTGATATAGGCGGAAATATTGGGTGTAACGCGCTTATGTTTTCAGATTATGGACCAGTTCATACATTCGAACCTTTTCTGTTCAATGTACTTGAAGAAAATGTAAAAAATAACAATACAGATCACCCAATAACAGTTCACAATTATGGTCTGTCCTCAAAAAAGACACAAGGTTCTTTGTATCTTCCAAAATGTAGAAATGGTCTTTATAACTACGGAGCTTGTTCTTTGAAGCCAGATTTTGAACATAACCATTCAAATGTATGCATAAGTATAAATCTTGAGAAATTAGATGATGTTTATACAGGAGTTCCAAGTATTTTGAAGATTGATGTAGAAGGAAACGAACTTGAGGTTTTAGAAGGAGCTATAAGAATTATAGATACTTATAAACCAGCTATGATAATAGAGATACATGATCTTTCAACGAGTAAAATTCCAGATTTTTTGAAAAATTTTGGATATGTCGGTATATCTCGCCCTCATGCCAATTATTTTTTTACAATAAAGAATAAAATATTTAGTAAGTAAATGTTAAGTAGACCATGGCATTCAGCAAAAAACTCAACATACACATTTAGTGAACTTTGGTTTTATGGTTCCGAATTATTTTATTTTTTGAACCAAGGTTTTTTAAAACCTGTAAAGATTCTTGAAATAGGAAGTTATGAAGGATGTTCGGCTGTACATTTTTCTGATAATTTTTTAGATTATTCTGAATCAGAATTAGTATGCGTTGATCCTTTTGATACAAAAGACACAACTAGTCCTGTAAGTGAAAATACTAAGAAACTTTTCATGGAAAATATTAAAAAGAGTAAAAATGGAGATAAAATTCATTTAAGAGAAATGTATTCAAGTGAATTTTATAAGATAAATAATCAAACATTTGATTTTATATATATAGATGGAAGTCACCTTGTTTCTGATATTCAAGTTGACTTTGTTGAATGCTTAAAAATATTGAACGATGGGGGTGTTCTGTGGATGGATGATTATCTATGGGGCGATGGAATTACAATTAAAAATGCAATAGATAAATTATACGAAGATCATAAAAACCAATTAAAAATTATACATAAGGGATACCAGATTGGATTTTTAAAAAATCCACGTTAATAATATCGATTCTTTTTCCAAAATTTTTTTCAAATTTATCCTCAACCTTTGATATGTTTTGATATTCCTCCATCAAGTTAAACCAGTTAAATTTAGGTAAGTTTCCCCACGTTGTGATAAACTGTCCTAGGGGCATTTCGTTTTTAGAATCTGACTGACCAGTCGTTCCTGAACCTTCAAGGATAGAAGTTTGGTGAGCCAAAGGTACAGTAACTAACGGATGCTTTAGAAATATGAGAATAGCCCAATAATTTATGTCTATACAGTGGCCAAAATTTAAGTTATTTAATATATACTTTGCAATTTCAAGAGTTACATACTGTGCTTCTGAACATCCAAAATTTGGAGTTTGAACTGGAGAAAGACCAGGCTCTAGATCCCAGTTAACTCCTATACCTAATTTTATAAACTGGAGACCTGGAAGGGGGACAAATTTAGAATAGTCTTGATGAAGAACAACATCATCCTCGAATATAACAGCTTCTGAAATATTCCTCTTGACCATTTCTGAAAGAATCCATAAGTGTTTTACTGTACAAGATATATAACCGAGATCCATAGGTGTTTGAGTACGTTGCTTTAGCCATTTTACAAATTTTGAATCAGAATTAAGGTCAGTCACCCACTCAACATCTAAGATTCCTCGATCCACGAGATGTTTTTCTAAAAATATACGTCTTTCTGGAGTTTTAGGATTATGAATTATGAAGTGCTTCATAATAAATAAAGTAGTAAACTTTTTAAGCTTCAGTTATATAATTGTCCCAATCTATATATTTGAACGTTTTGTATCCAAGTTTTACAAGAGCTTCAAAAGGAGTTGGTACGTGATGAAGACCAAGAACCTTTGGATCAATAGTTTGGTAATTATGCTCAAAAAATATAACCGGTTTATATTTTCTGATTGTTTCTGAAGCTCCTTGAATAACTAAACCTTCGGCCCCTTCAACGTCAATTTTTAGAAAATCAAGACCTGGAAGATTTAACGAATCTAATGTGATAATATCTATTTTTTCTCCGCCCTCTCCGATACCTAGTCCTCCCTTGTTATGTCCGTGTTGGTTCGTATCATATACTTTTTCTAGAGAAGATAATGTACAGTTACGAATCTCGTGACTTACAGCTGTTTTTAAAACTTTCACGCGCTCACTCAAATTATTTACAATCACATTTCTTGATAAAATTTCATAAAGTTTCATAAAGTTTTTCTTGTGGCTCGAATGCCCATACTTTACATTTTGGATTAGAATTAGCGTAGCTAATAGCGTGACACCCAATGTTTGCACCAACATCTACAACATATTTAGATTTATTAATATACGGTAAAATAGTTCCGTTAATTATGTGACTCTCGAAAACTTGTCCACCCATCATATGATTTCTAATATATATGTCTTCAGGATCAACCTCAAACAAACCATTCGGTGTATGGATCATACTTTAAATATAATACTCTTATTCTTTATTTGCCAAAAATAATTTGGGAGACTTTAGATCTATATGTTTCTGGATAAACAGGATCACATAAAACAGGGTGAAAATCAAAATTAAACCAATTTTTGTTATAGAAATATATGTTTTCCTCAAAAAATATTATATGGAATATGTTTTCTAATAAAGCGTAATGTTTACCTACATTAATTTTCAGATGAGGACACCATAATTTTTCTTCTGTCATGAGAACGTCAAACATATTTATATAAACCTGTTTGGGATGTCTCAATATTCTTTCTTTTGAAACTATAAATTCTGAATTTGGTTGAAAAATAAGTAAACTTCCTTTTTCTGGTTTAATTTCATTTGGAAGATTAAAATTATCCCATAAAGTAGGACAATCTAATCTATCACCTATAATATTATCAAAATAATAATGTCTCACCCAGTTACTTAAAGGTATATAACCAAATGAAAGATTTGCACCTTCTAAAACTTCTAAAAGTGGTCTATTATGTTTGTGATGATATGTGGTTTCATGACCATGAATAAAAGCTATATGATCAGGTAAGTTTTCATAATTCTCAATTATATATTTAAAATAGGTACTTTCAGCCCCACCCTTGTTTGGAATTATATATTGAGGTTCAAAACAGCTAGGATCAGATCCCTCTTTGTCTATGAGGACTACTGGAAATTTAGATTTTTTTAACCAAGTAAGATCTTCTTTCCAGTGACTAGTTACAATAATCATGTACACTATATATTGTATTTTTTCTTTATAAAGACAAGAGTCTAATAATTACTACAATGAAATACTTGGTTACAGGTGGAGCAGGATTTATAGGAAGTCATTTGGTTGATAAACTTGTAAATCAAGGCCACGATGTAATAATATTGGATAATTTGCTTAGTGGAAATTTAGAATACATTAATAAAAAAGCTTCTTTTTATAAATGTGATATTTCAAATTTTGAAGAAATTTTACCTTATTTTGAAAAAATTGACGGAGTTTTTCATTTAGCAGCTATAGCTAGAACTCCGTGGTGTGTAGAAGATCCAATTTTAGCGTATAAAACAAACGTAATGGGAACACTCAATGTTCTAGAAGCTTCAAAAAGGAACAAAATTAAGAGAGTTGTTATGACTTCATCTAATGTCGTTTATGCATTTTTTACACCTTATAGAAGTTCAAAAGAAGCATTAGAAGGATTAGGAAAAGTATATACCGATATGTACGAAATGTCTATAATTTGTCTTAGAAATTCAAATGTTTATGGTTCACGCCAGTCAGAACTTGGTCCTTCACCTAATGTATTTTCTGCTCTAAGAAAATCTAAAAGAATAAATGGTTACATTGAAATTTCAGGAGATGGTACTCAGAGTCGAGATTTTACACATGTATCTGACATTGTTTCTGGGCATATAGCCGCTATGAACAGCACGGAAACAGGTGCACTTGATTTATGTACTGGTATAAACCACACTTTAAACGAAATTTCTAAATTTTTTAACTGCCCGGTAAAATATATTGATGAAAGACCAGGGGATGTAAAACACATATATCAAGATCCAAAGCCCTCGTTTGATAAACTTGGATGGAAAGCTCAAATGACTCTTGATGAAGGAATGAATGATTTTTTTAGTGATATAAAGTATTAAAACTTTTAATTATAAATGAAGGTCATCATAAGTCTGACGAGTATTCCTTCACGCTTCCCCTTTCTTAATTCAGTTATCGAAAAACTTCCATGTGACGAAATCTGGCTCAATATTCCTTTGAAATATAACAGATTTCCAGAATGGGACGGACAGATTCCTAGTTTTAATTTTGGATCAAAATTGAAAATTAATAGGTGTGATGACCTTGGCCCAGGAACCAAGGCTATTGGCCCGGCGTCCCGCCTAGATCCCGAAGATCTCATCGTGTATCTCGATGACGACACTAATTATGATTCAAAATTAGTCACAAACCTTTTGAAGTGGTTCAAGTTAGACCCCGGGTCTGCATGGGGACTCTCTGGATTTACATTTGAAAACTATTTCCAGAAAAAATATCCTCGTTCTCACGGAAGTCCCGTAGATGTTCTAGAGGGATACGGAGCGGTCATAGTCAAGGCTGGGTGGATTCAGAAACTTACACAAGAGTTCAAGGAACTCAAGGAAGAGGCGAAGGCTGCAGATGATCTGATTTTATCGAACCTCTTGACAAAGCAAGGGGTCTCTTTGAAAACCGTGTATACTCCCGAGTGCCACATAGGTCAAATAAACCAACTAAATTATGGATTCGGTCCAGACGCCCTTCATCATCAATTTAGAGGTGGACATCATGAAAATTATTTAAATGTTCTAAAATCTCTTGAAGATAAGGGAAAGAGTTATTTTAAGTACAAATGCTCATAGATGGGTTCATGTTCTACAATGAGCTCGACATCCTCGAACTCCGTCTTGGCCTTCTTGATGAGTATGTTGATCGATTTATCCTCGTGGAGGCCGAGGTGAATCACGTAGGAGGACCAAAGGAACTGTTTTTTAAAAATAATATCGAGAGATTTTCCAAATGGAATCATAAAATCATTCACGTTGTTGTGACTGCGGAAGAGGCGCCGAAGGATGAAAATCCGTGGTCCCGTGAAAAGTTTCAGAGAGGGTGCATTCTCAGAGGACTCGAGGAATGCATTGCAGTCAACGGCTCTTTTCACTGCAAAGTTCCTGACGACTCGCTCGTAATGATAAGTGACGTTGATGAAATTCCAAATCTCGAAATAATTCGTTTTGAAAACTTACAACATGCGGTAACGTCGGTCCATATGTGGATGTTTGAGTACTCGCTTGATTACGTATTTACAGGGGAACCGTGGATCGGAACGGTTATCACAGTTTGCAAACACGTAAAGAAGGACGGGCCAAACTATTACAGGGATCATCGCTGGAAGTTTCCTGTTGTTCCTTATGCGGGATGGCACCTAAGTAGTTTCGGAAACCCCCATCACGTCTGGAACAAAATGCAGACATTTGCGCATGCTAAAGACGGACATCACGCATCGCAGACACCTGAGCTTTTTGATTTTTATATTAAACAGGGACTTCATACCGACGGAAAAACTAGACTAGTCCCACGCCCACCTGAGGTTCCTCTACCAGAACCCATTGAAGTTCTGAAAAGGCTGAATTTGGGGAACTTCCCATAAATCGCGCTTTGAGCTTCATGAGTTTCTGAACCTCCTCCTCGAAGAGCCACTTGAAAAAACTCTTTTTCTGTTCCTTGTTCTGATACGGTCCGTCCCGGTCCCAAAGAGTCTGACACACGGGCCAGGTCACCTCGCGGAGAGATCTGAGCTCTTCCTCGACGTTCGTCAAACGTTCGAGAATGTGTCTGTGAAAGGGATCCATCTTGTATTAACTACACTCAAAAGGTTTATTTATGCACACGGCCGCTCCAATCGCGAGCAAAATTCCCATCCATTGAACCCAACTCGTGAATTTTTCACCAAAAAATACGAAAGCAGTTATTGCGCCCCCTATGACTATCATAGCTTCCCACATGATGCAGGTCCACATCATGCTGGAACGTTTTAGGGACTCTATCAAAAGAAAAATAGTTAAAGCCCACGCTAGAACACCCAACCCTAAATGGTGATGCTTGCCATTTTCCGCAAACCACTTCAAGTGCGCATTTCCAAATAATTCGGCGCTGGTCATTGCTAAAACGTGCAAAAGACTCATCTAAAGTTAATACACATTTTCTTTTAAATGGACTGGGCCTATTGGTCGAGTTGGTTTTTGTGGGTCAAGAACGGTTTTAAATATCCAAGAAGAATTTACGAAATTATTATTAAATTTATGGAAGCTAATCCGATTGAATTAAGAGTTTATCGTTTAAAATATGAGATAAAACAGATGATGTTAAAGTATACCAGATGCTCTTCATCGGACCAAGGCTCCTCGCCGGAATAGGCCAAGTAACCAACAGATACTGTGAGCTTTTGCGTTCACAAGGTTACGATACAGAATATGTAGAAATAGGACAAGTACCAAAAAAAACTTTTTATACCCACGGCTTTGCATTTATTTTACCTATTAAAGACCAAATCGACTTGATAGACAAATATTCAAAATTATGTGAAAAAATGTCATATATGACAGTCTGTGAAACAGAACCTGTAAATTCAGAATATGGTATTCTAAAAAAATATAAAACTATTTTTTGCCCTTCTGAATTTTCAAGAAATGTTTTAGAAAAACAGTTTCCAGATGTAACCTGGAAACTTCTTCGACATTTTGCGGAAGAAAAACCTCACAGTTCTCCACGAGAAAACACTCTTTACACTTTTTACACGATAGGTAATATCGCAGATCCTCGAAAGAATATAAGGGGTCTCATTCAAGCTTTTCAAGAGTGCAATTTTGAAAATCAAGCGCGTCTGGTTCTCAAAGCTACATGTATTCAACAAATCGACTGGAAAATTCCGGGAGTTCTTATCATTAACGATCTTTTACCAGAAGATTCCATAGATCGTATTCACGATTCGTGTCACTGTTACGTGAACAGCTCTCACTCCGAGGGAGTCGGGATGGGAGCAGTTGAGGCTGCTCTTCATTCTAAACCTGTTATAATAACAGATTATGGAGGTCTGAAAGAGTACGTAAAAACTCCATGGGTAGTCCCTTGCTCTAAAGGACCCATAGGTTTTGATGATTTTCTATTCACAAAGGATCTTGAATGGGGGTACCCTTCGATAGATGTTCTAAGGTCCCACATGAGAGACTGTTTCGAAAAGAGGGTGACCCGGTGGGATCATCCGCACACAAAGGAGATCATGACTGAGTTGCGTTCAGGACTCGCTGAGCATTTGGGGTGTTCATCTGCTTGACCGCGTTAGCAGTGTGCTTCAGAGCTTCGGTAAGCTTTGCCTGTTTAACCTTATTTGCTGCAATCTTGAGATTACGAGAGACTGCGTTCAGACCGAGGTTACTGGCCTGGTTCGCAGCTTTGTTAAGCTGTTGATTTGCAGTATTCAAGCTATTAACGGCAGCATTCATACTTCTGGGCGCGTTTCCGGGCGGACCATTTACCGCGGTGTTCATATGATTCGCAGCCTTTTGCATGTTATTTACGGCAGCATTTGTGGTCTTAAACATTTAAGATAAATCAATATTAAAATTCGGGAGACGACTGCCCTGATTCACCACCAGATGATTCGATCCAATAATTAGCTCCATAAATAATTCCAGCAAGAACTATCGATGAAGCGAGCAAAAACCCCTTCTGGGAATTGAGGTACAGAACTACGTCATCTATTATCTGAATTCCTGTAGGCTTCTTTATAATACGAGGGACTAGATAGACGAGCAAAAAGTTTATGGCTAGAGCAGCCCAAATTACATTTGTGTCCATTATACTATGCTTAGGTTTTTTTGACTGCGTGCTTGCTACAAAAATCTGTGGTTCCGAATCTCTTGAAGACGCACTGTTTCCCATCTAGCTTTGTAGCCTTACATCTGAAGGCTTCGTGGGGGACTGTACGCCCTTTTTTGGCCTCCTTGTGAACCGTTTCACAAGGCTTGGGGGTCTCCACCGTGATTTCCATTTTTTTCCGAGCTTTTTGTAGTTCAATGGTTTTTTCTCTGTTTCGCAGAAAAGAGTCGGCCATTTTTTCCGGTTCTGGGTGATTGGTTTGAACAGCAAGGAAATAATATTTCTTCCAAAGATCACCTCCTTTTCCAACTGGTGGCTTGGGAGGGGCCTTGGAAGCCATTATGTCGTTTTTGGCTACTTTCAAACCTCGAATCTTACCAGTGACATCACACGAATTTTTACTAGTTAAAAATTTTATCTCTAAAATTAGAAATGTTTGAAACGGAAACTGTCTCGGTCGGAAAATTTAAAGTAGACATAATTCGTGACGACCAATACATTGGAAACGTTTTGAGAAGGGGTTACGAATGGGACGGTTGGATGAGATATGATATTCCTCATTTGTATCGCCAAGGAACTGATATTTTAGATATAGGTGGAAACATCGGCTGGAACGCACTCATGTTTTCGGATTATGGGCCGGTCCAAACATTCGATCCAATTTTTCATGAAATTATATCTAAAAATGTAAATCAAAACTTACTTTCGAATCAGGTCACCGTTAACGGGTACGGTCTTTCGTCTGAAAACAAGGAGGCCGAAATATTTTTACCGTTAAACGATGGAAATGTGTGTAATTACGGAGGAACAACTCTTCATCCACATAATCATCAAAAAGTTGGGATTCCGATTCAATTGAAAAGGCTTGATGATGTGTACAAAGGACACGCGAGTCTCATGAAAATTGACGTAGAAGGACACGAGTTTGAAGTTTTGAAGGGTGCGCGCGAAACTATTATAAGAAACTTTCCATCAATTTACGTAGAAATTTTTGGCTATACAGATGATCTTGAAATACCATTATTTCTTAAAAGTTTAGGGTATTCTGCTCCCATTCAGAGACCTGAACACAACTACCTGTTTATAAAAAAATAAATCATAATTATATATGACCTGTGGGGAAGGAGCCCTCCAGACCCGCGGGACCTGCTGGTTCTTCAGCATAATAAACGGGTTTCTCCTGTCCGATGCGGGCCAGAAGATACTCTTCGATCACCTGGAAAAGTTTTACAAAAGTCTCGACGCGTCCGAAAAGGCCTACTTCGATGACGGTATAGACGCCCCGTGTCCTCTCAGGGCCGACATTATCAAAACGAAAAGAATTTATTTTTATAAATTTTTGGATCAGTACCTGTGCTACAGGTCAGGACCGCGTTCAATGTCTCTCAGGGCGGGCAAATCCGCAAAGATTCTGCAGGGCGCGAGTCTTGCCGGAACAGTCGCAAAGGCGCACGCGGGAGGTCATGGAGCATATTCAGGAGAAGAAATTCTAAAGGTTCTCAAACACCTTGGAATCACAGACTATGGTCTGGCTGATCAAAATGGTACACTCTATCCAGAATACAAGGGGAAAAGCCCTCATTTTGTAATTTGCAAAACTGGAACCGGAAGAGGATACATGGGGTTTCTTCCAGTCTATAAGCCAAAAGTGTATA